CCAAGAACTACTGTCCGGCAGGACGAGCGAAGCGATAACTACTTAACTTCTTAACTACAAAGAAGTTGAGCAAAAGCGAAACTTGAGAAAATAAGATAACTATGACAAAAAAACTTTCATTGGATTTGCTGGGTGTGGCAAAGGAGTATGCCCGCATCTTCGGAGAAATCATCGAAGCGGAACTGGAGTTCTTTGTCGGCGACGATCCGACGGACATGGCTTGCTTTGGCGACTGTTTTTTCTTCTCACTCTCAGAAATGCGTGATGTGGTAGACAATATAGACGCATACCAGGCACGGTACGGGAGCAAGGAGGCCGTAGGGCAGGAAATCAGGGATTGGGTGAACTGGTGGGCAGATGCAGACAGCAGCAATGCCCTTATGGAGCGCATAGAGCCGAGGGTGACGCACCATCTATGGCCGAACATCAGCCTGAAAGCATGGCTCGACGGGTGCCCGAGACAGGAGCGCAAGCCATACAGTGGCCCTGACGCTGAATATATGCGGTTGCAGGACGATGCAGACACTTTGAAGCGGCTGATAGCCGAATACAGGGGCAGTCGCTCGCTCGACAACGTACTGAAAAACATTCAGGCGCAGCTTGACATCGAGGAAGAGCGGAAGGCGAAGCGAGACTTTGACGCATGGGAGAAAATCATGAAAAGCGATGTCGGAAGGCAGTTCAGGAAGGAGGCGGAAGATGGGAAGGATTTATATTAGCGGCCCTATCAGCGGCAGGGAGCGTGAAGAATACATGCGCCAGTTCCGCGAGGCTGAGGAATATCTGCGCAGCGAAGGCTTGCAACCCGTGAACCCCACACGGCTGCTGCCTTGCCGCTGGCCTTGGGTGTACAGGCTCATGGGCTACCGGATGACGCTTCTCTACGACCTCTTTTTTCTCATGCGCTGTCAGGGCATCTACATGCTCGACGGATGGAAGCAGAGCCGTGGGGCGAGGATAGAGCGTTACGTGGCCGACACGCTGGGAATGGCAGTGATCGACGAGTAAACCCCGACGGGGAAAACGTGCGCAATGTGAGAATAAATTCGTAAAAACAAAAGTTATGGAACAATTATCATTAGAATCGATTATCAGTATTGTGACACTCGTTTTCGGTGGCGGTGGTGTCGGCGCACTCATAACGTGGCGGTATCAGAAGAAGCGGGCTCTGGCCGAAGCGAAACAGGCAGAGGCAGAAGCCGAGAAGGCGAAATACGAGGCCATGCAAGCCAACGCCCAGCTCATCAAGGAGATTCAATCCAGCTATCAGCAGATGACCGCCGACCTCAAGACTAACCTGGACACACAACAGGAATATAATGAGGAACAGAAGCAGTACATTGCCGAACTGAAGGAAGACCGGCAGCACCTGCGCCAGGAGCGCGACGACCAGCGCACGCAAATAGAGCACCTGACGCGAACCATGAGGGAATGGAAAAACGAGAGCGATGAGAAGATCCGCAACTTGCAGGAGCGCGTGGCCCGCAACGGACGGCAGATAGAGTGTATGCGTCCGCTGCTGTGCGGCAGGGAGGGCTGTGCCATCCGCATTCCAGTTTCTATCGGTGATAACGGAGAAATTGACAATAATGACAGTAATACAGGTGACAGGTATGATCGTAGTAAAAAATAACATTATCCCGGTGAAGCCCTACGATGCAATGACCTTGTGGCCGTTCATTTTCGTAAGGAAAGACACGAAAGTCACTGAAGAGTTGCTCAACCATGAGCGCATTCATGGCAGACAGCAGTTAGAGCTGCTGATTGTACCCTTTCTGTTGTGGTATGTCGTAGAGTTTGTGATTAGAACGTTGTTCGGCAAAGGCAATGCCTATCGCAACATCTGCTTTGAGCGCGAAGCGTATGAGAACGAGAACGACATGGAATACTTAGACCATCGTCCATTTTGGAATTTTTTCGGCTACATATAGTTATTAGGTTTGTTTTTTATAGTATTAAGTTAGTATTTTTTAAGTTATTGTTTAAATGCCCAAAGCGTTGGGAGTGAGGGGAGGCAGCGGCCTCCCCTTTTTTTTTGCCCATACGCGACGGTAAACCCCAGCACGGAAATGGGGGGTTGGGTATGGGAAGACTATCTGAATATATCAACGGCAACAGCAGTCAGCGTGCAGGCCGCACGTCTGAGCGCAACGGCGATGTGGAGGTGATAGGCTCTGATGCGCTGGCAAACGCCATCGGCAGCATTATGACCACTGACCCCGACATGGCCGGGCTCATCCGCAAGCTCATCCGAAAACTATTGCGCGAGGCTCGCAATCGCTTGTCAAAGGACGCAAAGAACTATCTTGACAGCGACCCACGGAAGGCAGCACGAGCAGTGAAGACCACCGTCTATAAGCAGTTGTTTGGTGGCAACCTGAGCATTCTTCAGAAGCGTGCAGGTACAGCCGGGACAAAGTATGAGCTGGTTCGCCAGCGCAAGGTGGAAATGAACCCCAACATGCGGGGCGGCAACCGCCGGCCGCGTGTGGACGGACGCAACCGACTGGACTACTATTTCGGTGCAGACCGTGGCTTCATCCTGCGCTTTATTGAGAGCGGAACTGTCAGCCGACTGTCACGCTTCGGCAACCGTGGGAGTATCAGACAGACCAACTGGTTCGGGCATACCGCACCGTGGCAAATGGAGCAGGCGGCAAGCGAACTGGCAACGGCAATAGAAGAATATGTAACACAGCAGACAAATGGCTAAAGGAGATGTATTAGTAAGAATGAAGGCCGACGTTGGCAATTATAACGCCAACTTGGCCAGCGCAAGGCGAACACTACAGGGGTTCAAGGAAGATAACCTCTCGTTAGGCGGTGTTATTAAGAACATGACCCGCACGTTCACTGGCTATGCCGCAGGACTGATGAGCATCGGTGCCCTTGCCGGCAAGCTGCATGAGACGGTGACGGAGGCCGTAGCCCTGGCCAAGGCAGGCGAGGGCATCCGCAATGCCTTCAGCCGACTGAACGACCCGAACCTGCTAAAAGGGCTGCGCGAGGCCACACATGGCACCGTGGCCGACGTGGAGCTGATGAAGGCGGCGGTGAAATTCGACGACTTTAAGCTGCCTGTCAGTGAGCTGGGGACGATGCTTGCCTTTGCACAGAAGAAGGCGAAGGACACAGGTCAGAGCGTTGACTACATGGTTGACTCCATCGTGACGGGTCTCGGGCGCAAGTCACTGATGATTCTCGACAACCTCGGACTGAGTGCCACGGAGGTGAAGGATCGGATGAAGGAGACGGGCGACATGACCAAGGCCGTCGGTGAAATCATCCGCGAACAGATGTCAAAGGCTGGTGACTATGTAGAGACAGCAGCCGACAGAGCTGCACAGGCCAACGTGTCCATGCAGAACAAGATGGAGGAACTGGGGCGCAAGTTTGCTCCGCTTGAAGAGGCCAGCAGCAGCCTGTGGACATCGATGAAGTTAGGCATCCTTGACATCGTTGGCGGTCCTCTCACTTCGCTGCTGAACAAGCTGACAGAGGCAGGCCGAATGATGAACGCATACGGCATGATGGGCGGCAATGCCAAGGTTGGACGCATGACCGCCAACCTTGCAGGTGCCAGCGAACAGAACCGTCAAAGCCTTTATCAGCAGCAGCAGGAGAATTTCTGGCGGTACATTAACCCCCGCGAGCAGATGATTAAGGATATACGGGCATGGCAGAGCGGCGAACGTGGCGACGCGCTTTCATCCCGTATCGGTGCCATAACAGAAAAATACGGAATGCTCGATGCCACCAAGATACAAGCAGAAGTGGATGCAGCCAAGAAGATGCTCTCTGACTATCAGGCAGCGGCCAAGCAGATTCTCAATCCTATTGAGCAGAAAATCGTGCCGACGGTCACTGACCCGAAAAGTGGAAAGAGCGGCAAACCAGAAGAAATCCTCCCAGTCGGAAGCGTCGCCGAACTGAACAGGCAGATGCAGGAACTGCGCAAGGAGCAGTCGCTCGTGACGAACACGGGCGAATGGAAGGCATACGAAGAGCAGATACGTGCAGTTGGCAATCAGATAAGGGAGCTGAAAGGCGAACTGGGCATAGAGTCCCTGCGCGGTCTGAAAGGCGTGAGTATCAGCGACAGCATAAAGCCGCTCACACGCGAAGACATCATCAAGAAAGGGCAGGAGTCTATTAAAAACTTCAAGCTGCCAGAACAGAAGGAAAGTCCTAAGATGCTGGATTCTATGAACACGATGGCAAGCGGAATGAGCCAGCTTGTTAGCGGTATGCAGCAGATAGGCATCACTATTCCTCAGGAGATTCAGAGCGTCATTGGTATTCTTCAGGGCATTACCACTATTCTTACGGCAATTCAGACTATCAACAGCATAAAGTTTTGGGCAGGCGGAGGTGTGGTTCACGCTAATTCCGGGCTTCTTGTTCCTGGCAATCATTTCAGTGGTGATATGGTGCCGAGTATGATCAATAGCGGAGAGCTGATATTGAACAAAGCCCAGCAAGGAAATCTTGCCAGTCAGTTGCAGGCGGCGAGTATGATCAACGGCGGTGGCGGTGGCGGTCACGACTATGTGAGTGGTCAGAACATCTTCCTTGGAACCAACAATTACCTGAAGGGAAGCGGACAGGGGCAGCTCGTCACCACGAGGATGCTGCGGCAATACGGACTTATCAATTAATAGAGTTATGGCATATTATGTTGACTTTATGAGCTTTGGAGATACTGCCTACCGCGTTGAGATAGGCGACACTGGTGGAACACCTCTACCTCTGACAGGAGGACCAGAGCCGTTTGTAACGCAGGAGGATGATGGCGGTGACCTGTTTACGCCTGTCCGCTTGCAAACGGGCACTATTCGTGTGATTGATGATGGCAGTCTTATGGCTGACATCATTCCAGAGAACAATACGACAACTAAGGTCATACTAAAGAGAAAAAGTTCAAACACGACCGTATGGGAAGGTTTTCTGTGTGCTGCCGGTTACAGTCAGCCTTGGGACGGTAATCTGAATATGATAGAGCTGCCGGTGCAAAGTGTGCTGTCCTCACTCTACGATTCTACTATTGACGATTCATTTTCAGGACAGCTAATTAGTTTCGGAGACATCATTAACGCTGGCCTGGAAAGCATCGGATATTATCTTCACTCATACTCATCATCAGACGACTGCGGCGGGGCATGGGCTTCGGAAAAGATACCAGCCTCTGTATTTTTCAGCCATGAAACAGTGAAAAACCAGGGGACAACGACAACTGCTTATTTTGGCAAGAGCTATGGAGAGATTATAGAGGACATTTGCAAGCTGTTCGGCCTTATGTGTCGTGACACAGGCACTGGGCTATTTTTCTCTACTTATGACAAACCGACAGGCTTTGCGGTCGGAATAATTACATCCGTATTTACGTTCAAGGGCATTGACAACAGTCAGGGATTTATACAGGGGGGCAGAGAGGCCGTCGTAAGGCTTGACATTCCAGATACTCCACAACGAATTACCTTTCCAAAGGTAGATGAGACATCGGACGCTCCACTGGAAAAAACCGTCAATGGCGACCAAACGGTATATGTGCAAGTCCATCCTAACAGGACAAACTTGATAGAGACATACACCTATCTGGAATACAACACATATAATTTGGCGGGGACAAGCGACTACAGCACAATGCTCAGTAAGAGTCTGATTAATGGGTATTCAGCCAATCCATATTACAGGGGAAGCGAAACACCCCTCATAACAGGTGCCTTCCCTGTAAGGTGGGCCATTAGGAGATCGCCGGAAGACATCATATATCTCGAAGATGGATTGTACATACAGACGCAGTACTACAAAGGGAGTGGTTCCCCTACCAGAAACCTTTGCTATTCGTTGAGATCCGGACAGGAGTTCAGGATGCCTAAAGGCTGTCTGAATATCACCTTTGAACTATTCAGCTTTGTTTTTAACTCGAATGACGGAACCATCAGCTTCACCGACTCGGCAAATCCGATAACAACGGAAATCGACGTTGCTGTCCGTGTGGGAACGAAATATTGGAACGTATCAAGCAAAGATTGGGTAGAGACGGGTGATGAACTTTCTAACCGTTTCACCATAAGATTTGACAATGAGATAATAAGAAGCAACAAAACATCGGACATGCTTGTCGAGAAGAACAGCGGATATTTTATTCCTGTTGAAAACATTGTTGGCGATGTGGAATTGTACATCTTAAATGTAACTTACACAAACAACGAGGGTGACACGTTGCACCCACGTGCAAGCTATGCGAAGATAATAAGGAATATAGTTGTAGAATATTTGCCGATATATTATCTGACAGTCTCAAACCGTGACGAAAACACATACAGGAGAACAATAATGTTGTATGGTTTTAGAGACACAAAAGAGATACATCTGGCTATAGGCACGATGAACAACAACATACCGTCCGACATCTTCATAAAGAGCGACGAAACCACTTACACAGAAGCCTTACTATATGGAAGCAGTTACGAACGCCCGGAAATGCGATTGGTAAACAGGATGGTAACATACTACGGTAAGGCACGTCAGACATTGAGGGCAAAGGTGGGCACAGGGCTCGGATTGTTTGACACCCTCTACAGTCACGGCGGGCGCGTGTTCGTCGGCATCGACGCACAACACAACTGGCGCGATGATACTCAGGAAGTGGAATTTATTGAAGTAAGAACAGAATAGATATGTTAGGAAAGGATTTATTGATTTGTAATGCCAGCGGCACGGCTTTGATAGCCGCTGCGCGGTCGTGCGAGGTGGTCATGGATTGCGAAATGATAGAGACTGCCAGCCCGACAAGCGGGACGGCACGGACGTACATAGCAGGACGTACAGGGTGGAGCATTACTGTGGGCTATCTCACGACGGCTCCCACTACTGACCTTACGCTGGTAGGTGGATCTGCGGTCACAGTGCAGGTGAAGATACGCGGCGGCGCATCCGTTCAAGGCAGTGCGCTGTTCAAGACGTGCAAGGTGAGTGGAACGGTCGGCAACCTGGCACAAGGCTCCTTTGTGCTTCAAGGCACGGGGCCGCTGTCGCCGGTAACGTAAAGTTAGTAAACCTCAGTAAGCAAAATTGGCGATAAGAAAAACAGAACGATAATGGAACTATTCGGAAGTAATTTACGCTTTTTCAAGAAGCGGGAAACCCCGGCACCCACTACTACGCTGACAAAGGAGGACAACGCTCCCGTCGACCAGCGCAGTGCAAACTGGCAGGGCAACATCATCACGCCACGCGGCATGAAGTCGCTCATGGTGCCCGCATGGTATCGCGGCGTGTCGCTCATCATGCAGACGATGGGGCAGATGGTCACGCAGTATCAGTACAAGGACAAGGAGGGCGGCAACTACGTCGAGGCACGATGGGGCGACTCGCGCCGCCTGAACTATCTGCTTCAGGTGCGGCCGAACCCCTACATGGCCGCCTCACAGATGCAGGAGCAGATAGAGTTCTGCAAGATTTATTTCGGCAATGCCTACATCTACATCGAGCGCAACGATGACGGCACGGAGCGTGCCTTGTGGCTGTGCACCGACGGCCACATGAACATTGGCCAGAACACTTACTGGCTTCAGTACACGTCAGCCCCTGGCTATGTGCGCACACTCGACAGCGTGCCGATGGGCGACGTGCTCCACTTCCGCAATGTATTCCTCACGCCCGACCTGCTCTACGGCATACCAACGCTTGACTTTGCCATGAAGTCGCTCCAGCTGTCGGCCACGGGCGACGACCAGGCACTACAGGACTTGGCAAAGGGAGGTAAGTACAAAGTGCTGCTTCAGGAAAAGGACAGCGCACCTGTTGGCACCCGTGGCCGCGCCAATGCCAATTCGTTAAAGGACATTACCCGCCGCTTCCGCGAGGACTGGACGGCCAACGATGTGCTGTTGCTCGACAACGTAGCCGATGCGAAGATGCTCAGCCAGACCGCCCAGCAGTTGCAGTTGCTCGAAAGCCGTGGGTTTGAGGTGAAGAGCCTTGCCCGTCTGCTTGGCATCCCCCTGGCAATGATGATGGAGGGCGACGGCGGCAGCTACAAGATGCCCGAACTGGCAACGCAGGAGTTCATGTTGCGCACCATCCAACCACGCATCCGCGAGCATGAGGACGAGATGAATAGCAAGCTACTCAGTGTGTATGACTTTGGAAAGGCGCGAATCCATATCTGCGAACAGGCTCTGCGCCGACTTGACCCCGTGCAGCAAGCCAACCTCGACAAGAGCCGCTTGGAGACGGGAGCCATGACCATCAACGAGATTCGCCAGCAGTACGACCAGCCAGCCGTGGAGAACGGCGACGAGCCGATGGCAAGTGCAAACTTGATGACCCTGAAAGCCCTCATCGCCAAGAGCGAGAGCGCAACAGCACCACAACCCATCCACACCGCCGCGACCGACGGTTCTCCCGTCGGAACAGACAAAAAACCTACCGCACAGGAGGGCGAAGAACAGTAATGGGCTACTCGACAGGAATGCTTGACAAGCGAATCAGCATCTGGGCGGTCGACCGCGAGAACACGGGCGGCAAGGCCGGGCGAGGCAGCGGCGGCGTGAGGTACAAGTGCGTAGGCTTTGTGTGGGGCAGTATCAAGTGGAACAAGGGGCAGCGTGCCATGATGGAGGGCGCATTGGAGAGCTACGACGTGGTGATGATTCGCACCCGCTGGACTGACCTCATAGACAAGGACTGCCGACTGACCGCCGAGGGCAAGACGTACCAGATACTCCAGTTCAACGATGACCGCCGGGAGAACATCATCCAGATTATAGCGCAACAGACCAACGAACAATTAGGAAAGGAATGAACACCGAAGAACTTTATCAGCAATTTCTCAGCCGCTACGAAGCGGCTATCAACAGCGGCGACATGACCCGACTGGGCGAAATGGTGCAGCGCGTCATACGCTGGCTCATTGCCTACGAACCTGACATTGCAGCACAGGCCATCGCCCTGCTCGACGGTGAAAGCAAGAAACAGGAATGTCGCAACTATCTGAGCAGTCAGGAAGCCAATGAGATTGTCAGCGAGATGGTTCCACAACCTCAGTGGTCATTGCACCACATCCTTGATATGCTGAGAAGTGCAGGCTACACCACCGACGAACCACCGTACTACAACAACTACGCCCTCGCAACTACCATGTGCATGATTCTTTCCGACAGCGGTGAGACGCTGAAGAGCGAGTTAGGCAGCGACATCCGCCCCGCCAAGGCTGACGAAATACTGCGGCTGGTGTATAAGCTCGCTATTGACAAGCTGAAAGACAAGGATGGAAAATTCAACATTCGTAAATACTTCGACCTATGAAAGAGAAGCAGACCATTGCCATCATCCACTTTAACACGCCCGAACTCACTGAGGCGTGCATCCTGAGCATTCGCAAGCACGGCTGCGACTGGCCTGTGGTGGTGTTTGACAACAGCGAAGAGACGCTGCTGACTGACGGCGACACCGCTCCCGCCCGCCCATTCAAAACAAAGATGAAGGGGGTAAAAGTTATCGACAACACCAAGGGGCAGATCATCAACTTTGAGCAGTGGCTTGACAGCATACCAGGTAAGAATGCAGAAATCGGCATCAGCGGCAACTACCGATGGGGCAGTGCCCGCCACATCTACACCGTGCAGAAGCTGTGGGAGCTGTTGCCCGACGGTTTTATCCTCATCGAGAGCGACACCTTAGTGAAGCGCGACATCCGTGAGTTGTGGAAACCTGAATACTCATTCGTAGGCTACCGCCAGTTGTACCAATACGGCAACCGCTTCGACGTGCCGCGCATTCTGCCCATGCTGTGCTATATGAACGTGCCCATGCTTGTCAGCGAGGGCGCACGTTACTACGACCCTGAACGCTGCTGGGGACTGCTGCCCGACTACGACGACCGGGGCAACTGGTTTGACACGGGAGCCACCATGCTCGACGACATCCTGAAGAAGCGGCCACGGCTGAAGGGCTTGCACCTCGACATTCGCCTGTTCATCGAGCACTACGGCGGCGGCAGCTGGCACAAGAACGACCTACAGCACCAGTCGGAGTGGCTGAAGACGCACGAGGCATTGTGGTCGACACCAACGGCGAAAAAGAAAGCTAAATAATACGCTCACATTCATTATCCCCGTATAACGTAACGTGAAATAAAAATTAACGTAAGGACAAATTAAAATTGACGCAACGATATGGCACAACTGACATTGAAGGTCAAGAAGGTGGCCAATAAGAACCTTCGCACGAAAGTAATGGGCTACGCCAGCCGTGCTATTGCCAACGGCGTTGCCACGTTTGACGACATCTGCGCCCAGGCAGCCAACAACACGACGCTCCACCCGAAGGAGCTGGCACTGGCTTTCGGGTTGGCTCTCGACGCTGTGCGCGATGCACTGAAGAACGGTAAGATTGTTGACCTCGACCAGATAGGCCGACTCTACCCCGCCATTAGTAGCCATTGGACTGAGGCCGAGGACGAGCAGACGCTGGACGGTCTGACCAAACGTGTGGCGTACCGCCCATCACAGGAAATCACCGCAGCCATCGCCGGTGCAAAGCTGGCATGGGCAACAGAAAAGGAGGCCGCTGAAAGCGAACAGCAAGGGACGACCACCGATGACCCGACGCCCGGCGGAGAATTGGAAGGGTAAACCCAGAACACCAAAATGATTGATAATTAAAATCAGTAGAAATATGGAGAACAAAAACGAAATCAGAACCTTCGACCTCGACGTACAGGTGCGCGAGGTAGAGGGACACGAAGGGGAGAGCCGCGTCATCACCGGCACCGCCATCGTGTTCAATGCTGAGAGTCAGGTGCTCGACGATTTCGGGATGCAGTTCCGCGAGATTATCAAGCCGGAGGCCGCACAGATGGCTTTCCTGAACTCCCAGGATATTAAGCTGAACCTGTTGCACAACCGCAAGGACACCATTGCTCGCAGCCGCATGGGGCAGGGAAACCTCAAAATCTCAGTCGACGGCAAGGGCGTGAACTTTGAGGCAGTCGTCCCCAAGTGCGACATTGGTGACCGTGCTCTGGAGATGGT